AAGGACAATTTCTTTATGCCTAGTTTTAGTACGGGAAAAAAGATCGGAGAAAATCTCATCAAACTCTCTTACAAGCAAGCCTCCTTTAGTAAAACAGAGATCTTGAATATTTTTTTCTGCGGGAAGATTTGGTTTGATTTGTTCCAAATAAAGAGGAACGCCTCCTATTACTGATAAAAGCTTAAATTTTTCATATGGAGTAATGCGTTTTTCTTTTGGATGCCAGAAAGCGTTACAAACTTCTAATGGAAGCTCTTCAAGCACAAGATCAAGAGTGATTCTTCCCAAAAATCCTGTACTACTAAGGATATTTTTTTCGATCCATGAAGATACGGAACCACAAAGCGCAATAATTAAGTGTGGATTATTGCTAAAGTACATATCCCAAGCGGTTTTCAAATGGCCTAAAAAGTGAGGGTCTTTTCCTCCCAACCATGAGATTTCATCAAAAACAATAAGAATTCGGCCTTTTTTGGTTGCTTTAGACAGGTACCAGAAGAGATTACTCCAATCATCTGGTTTAACACCAGGAATCCCAGCCCTTTCAAGTTGCCGTGCAAAATCATCTCGCTGCGTTTGAGCTGTTGTCTTGCGAACAGGAGGATTTCCAGAGAAGAAATAACTTTTCATTTCTTTCCCGAATTCTGCCAGGAGCCTGCTTTTCCCAATACGCCTTCTACCACGAACCACGATAAGGCTGGCGCTTTTTTTATCTAGAAGTCCTTTAAGCCTAGCCATTTCGACTTCACGACCTATAAATTGGGATCGTTTCATTTTAGCTCCTGCGTTTTATGCCATGAGTATATCCTTCTGAGGAAGATAAAATCAAGCAGCAAATGGTTGTTTTTGCCATTTGATGCTCGTTTTTATGCTTTGAAAAATGAGCAGCAAATCTAAAAATTGGCTGTTTGATGCTTGTTTTTATCTGGAAAAACATTTAGAATTCAGCCTTCTAGGGAAGGAGATTTATGCATCTGTTGGGAATTGACAATATATTTTTCCAAGTGCGAGATGTTGAAAAGGCAATTCCCTTTTATCAAAATCTTGGCTTCCAACTGAAATTTAGGATCCCTCAAATTCCTGGAGCGCTTTTCCATATCGGAGAAGAGGAACCAGGATTGATATTATGTAAATCTGAAGAACCAAAGCCTTCTCGCCTTTGGATAGAAGTAGAAAACACAGAGCATGTCAAAAAGCATTGCTCTTCTATGGATATCCAAGGAAAGGAATTTGAAACCAAAACAGGGACTACTTTTGAGATCAAGGACTCTGATGGAAATATGATCGGATTTGCAGACTATTCTAAGCAGCCAACGTTAGGACGAAGCAAGAATTCTGCAAAATCAGTTGCAGAGGAGTATGCGCACCGCGTGTGGGATGATAAAGATCTCAAAGCAATAGACGACCTGGTAGACAGCAATGCCGTCATTCATAGCCTGCTGGGAGATTTTCATGGACCTGCTTCTATGAAAAATGTCGTCCAAGCTTGGCTGAAAGGTTTTCCAGACCTGCATGTATCCAATGATCTTGTGATTTGCGAAAATGACCTTGTCAGCATTCAATGGCGCGCCAACGGAACGCATTTAGGCGAATTTAAAGGGAAAAATCCGACCAAGAAGACTGTGTCTTATGGCGGAGCGACAGTTTATCGCATCAAAGATGGAAAAATCGTTGAATATTGGGCCTATTTAGACATGCAGCACTTGCTTAGCCAGCTTTGAAGGATGGCGGAAATGGAATATAGCATATCAGAAGCGGATCCCGGCGAATTAAAGGAGTTGGATCAAGCAATTACAGATTTCAATATCAAAATTGTTCCCGAACTCCCGAGAGCCGAAATTCATAGACTCGATTTCACAGTGAAGAATGCAAAAGGGCAGCTGCTAGGCGGCATTCAATCCTATCGGGTCAATTGGGGAATTCTCCATGTTGAATTGATCTTTGTGTATGACAAGTACCGCAATCAAGGGATTGCATCGGCGCTGCTAAACCGCGTAGAAAAAATTGCTAGAGAACATCAGTGCCATCTTTCCCATTTGGATACATTCGACTTTCAAGCGAAGGACTTCTACTTAAGGCATGGCTATTCTATTTTCGGCGTCTTGGAAAACGCCCCGAAAGGACATAGTCGATATTTTATGAAAAAGGATCTCTAATGCGCACAGAAATTAAATCGCTCGCCGGCAAAATTCAACCTCTGGATGAAGTGGAGGCCAATCATATCGCATTTGTGAAAGAATGGATCGACTCTGGAGCTGAAATCTTCCGCATTGCGAAACCAGCCACTCCGGACACGCACTTAGTGGCTTATTTCCTGCTCATTGATGAGAGCGAACAGAAGCTCCTCCTTGTAGAGCATAAAAAAGCCAATCTTTGGCTTCCAGCCGGAGGCCATGTCGAACCTAATGAACACCCTAGAGAAACGGTTGCAAGAGAGATTGTGGAGGAGCTAGGGATAAAGGCGGACTTTGCTTCTGGGGCGCCTTTCTTTTTGACGGTCACTCAAACTGTTGGGAATGAAAGCAGGCATACAGATGTTTCATTCTGGTATATCCTGCGAGCCAGAATGACGGACCCCATGCAATATGATGAGAGGGAATTCCACAGCATCCGCTGGTTTTCAAAAGATGCAATTCCCTTCGATCAAAGCGACCCTCATATGAAGAGACTCATTCAAAAATTGACGCTTCACAAAATTTTGGCTGCGGGATAATCTACACATTTTATCTCTCATGTGATAATGTTAATTTCAGCTAGGCAAAGCCTGCAATTAAATACCCGAATAATTCTTTCACTCTAAAACCCAATTCCCCAATAAGAAACACTTTAATTCTTAAGGGGATATGGGCACTTATAATTTCGAAAAAAAATCCGCAGAAGAACAGAGCAGAATCCCCCACAACGACGGATTTGTCAAATCCGACGGATGGATCAATGTTCTGACCGGCCTTGGGATGCGCGGACGGGATAAAAACGTCAATGCCCACTTCCGTTTGGAAAGAATCTTTGAACAGGCCGAATTGGATCAATTATACAGATCGGACGGCGTCACACGCAGGATTATGGACATCGTCCCAGCCGAAATGGTGAGGCAGGGATGGGAAATCGAGGGAGATTCCAGCCAGGATATCAACCGCAAAATGGAGTCCATCAAAACCAATTTCAATTTAATCACACTGCTGCGATGGGCCAGGCTGTATGGAGGAGCTCTTTGCGTCATGGGCATTGCCGACGGGCTTCCTTTGGAAGAACCTGTCGATGAAAGGAACATCAGGGATATAAAATGGCTCCATGTTTTCGACCGCTATCAATCTTTCAGCCGGGACGGAACATTTGAAAAAGATCTGAACAGTCCGAATTACGGCTTTCCTAATGTTTATACGGTCAACGATACGCGGACAGGAGCTCTCTTCTATGTGCATCATTCCAGAATTCTCCGCGTAGACTGGTCGCTGCTGCCTCCAAGACAGCAGAATTTCAATAATGGATGGGGAGATCCTCTCATCCAATCGATTTATGACGAGCTCCGCAATTACTCGACAGCCTTTGCCAATGCAGGGCTGATCATGCAGGACTTCGTCAACTACACTCTTTCAATTCCCAATCTTGCCGAATTAATCGCTTCGCAGTGCGCCGACAATCAAGTCATGAAACGCCTCGATCTGCTGAATTTAACCAAAGGAGCAACCAATACGATGATATTGGATGCTGAGGAGAAATATGAAAAGGCTTCAACCAATATCTCTGGAATCCCTGAGCTTCTCGATCGTTTTATGCTGGCTCTATCTGCGGTCTCTGGCATCCCGACATCCCTGCTCTTCGGAAGAAGCGCAGCCGGATTGAATGCTACCGGAGATAATGATGTTAGAAACTTCTACGATATGGTCAAGCAAGAGCAGGAAAACAAACTTAAGCCAGTGCTTGAAAAGCTTACCCGCTACATCATGCTCTCCAAAAACGGACCCTTCGCCGGAATCGAACCGGATAATTGGTCCGTCCAGTTCGTCCCCTTATGGCAGAATACCGAAGAACAGGAAGCCATCGTCAGAAAAATCGTCGCGGAAACAGACGCCATTTATCTCGACAGAGGAGTTCTTGATCCTGCTGAAGTGGCTGTTTCTCGTTTCGGCGGCAACCGCTGGTCTATGAATACAGAAGTGGATTTGGAAGGACGGAAGGGCGGTTTCGATCCGGAAGAAGTTGCAGAACTGGAGCAAGAGAAAAAGGCTCAAGAAACCCCGCCTCCAGGCATCGGACCTGATTTCATGCCCACGGGAATCAGATATCGATCAACGGTATAGCCATGGTTTCAGTCGATCAGATTGCTAAAATTAAACAGCGGCGCTTAAGCAAACAGCAGGCCGCGAAAATGAAAAAGCCTCCGAAATGGCATCCGCCTTCTTCCCAAGAACGGGAATATACGAGAGTGCTTTTTTCGCTGACAAATGAATTAAAAAAACAAATTAAAGAGATCATCATCCCCGCTCTCCCCTCTCTGATTTCAGAGGTGGAACAGCTTTATCCGAGCTCCCGGGCAAGGGGCGATGATTTTTCAGAAACACTAAAAAGGTTGATAAATTCTGTAATACACGCTATAAAGGGTAAAGTTGAAGAAACCATAGCGGAATCGAAAATAATTGGCGCACAAGTCGCCAGGTATAATAAAAGGCAGTTCGACAGAATCAACAATTCCGTATTCGGGATTGATATTTTTATCGATCAGCCTTGGCTGGAGGATCAGTTAAAACTGTTTGCCAGCCAAAATGCTCAATTAATCCGCTCTCTTCCAGCGCAAGAACTCGAACAGGTCGCACAGATCATCGAGAGAGGGCTGCAGGAAGGAAGCAGATTTCACTCAATGACTCAATCCATCCAAGAAAGATTCGGAATTACTAGACGGCGCGCGCGTTTGATTGCGCGGGACCAGACGTCCAAACTGAATGCAAGCTTGACGAAGCTCAGGCAGCAGGAATTAGGCGTCGAGGAATACATCTGGCAAACGGCAGGCGATGAAAGAGTTCGTCCTACCCATAAAGCCCATGATGGAAAGAAATTTCGCTGGGACAGCCCTCCGAAAGATACTGGCCATCCGGGAACCGATATAAATTGCCGATGCGTTGCTGTTCCAGTTTTAGAAGGACTCTTGGATATCTAGACCCATCTTCTCTTCTATCCAACCAATAAGATTTCCAGCAAACCATACACCCAGCTATCCAACCATCCATTTACCAGTTAGCCAACCTTTTCGCGTAGAAGAGGTTGAAATTCTAACAATTTGATTTTTGGGTAGAGGAAAAATGAAGTTAAACGATGTTGCTCGTTTTGATAGAGGACAGGTCAAGGGCGATGCCTTCATTACAGACGAAGGATATATCAAAGCCAATGCCATAGTCACCCGCACCGGCGTTTTCCTCTATAAAAATCCCGACGGAACAATCCGCAAAGAATTGCGCCATCCAGACGAAGTTTTCAAAACAGACAGCCTGGACAGCATGAAAATGATTCCTGTGACAAATGGGCATCCTCAAGAACGCCTTGTATCGGCTGAAAATGCCAAGCGTCTCGCCATTGGATACACAGGGGAAACAATTACCCAAGACGGCGAGTTCGTCCTATCTAATTTGGTGATCACAGATCTTGCGAGCATCAAGGACGTTACCGAAAGAAACCGCAGAGAGCTGTCTCTAGGATATACCGTCGATCTCATCCCGGAAGAAGGTAGCTACGATGGCCAGCCCTACAACTTCCGGCAGACCAATATCAAATACAACCACCTAAGCATTGTTGACAACGCCCGAGCAGGCAGCGAGGCAAGAATAGCATTAGACAGTTTCGATGCAGAAGAAATCTTAATAGAGGAGGCCGATATGGCTAAAAGGAAAGTCAAAATTGACGATGACGAGATTTTGATGGAGGACAATGTAGCTAATCAAGTTGAGCAGCTGCTTGCCCGCGTCGCAAATCTCGAGGCAGAAAGAAGCAGGATAGCCGAAGAAAGAGATCGGCTGTCGGCTGAATTAAGCTCGATAAAAAATGGGGATGTCGACCTCGAAGAAGAGGAAGACGAGGGAGAGGAAAAAGAAGAGAAGGAAGTGGGCTACATGTCTAAGGAAAATCCTTATGCAACCCATGAAACTCCTGTGAAAGCTCCCAACGGCGAGCGCGTTCCCATGAAGCCCCAGGATAAAGAGAAAAGAGAGAATGACAAATACAACAACATGGACGCTGCATTTATCAGATCTCTCGTTAGAGAACGCGTCAAACTGCAAAAAGTTGCAGAAAGCGTTCTGGACTCTAAAGCCTTGGCCAGAATTGACGACATGTCCGACTTGGAGATCAAGAAAGAAGTCATCAAAGCACGCCAGAAAAACGCAAATCTAGACGGGAAAACCGCGGTCTATATCCAAGCGAGATTCGATGCTCTGCTTGAAGACATGGAACCGGCTCCTTCCCAAGTCATTGCGACCCCAGTCGAATACAGAACTAAACTCGATCATCAGCAGCCTGCCGACTCTTCCAGAGCCCGCCAAGCCATGATCGACAAAATGAAAAATGGTTTCAAGCCCGGAGGTAAAATACCATGCCACAACTAAGCTATCCCTTTTTAATGGATGTCGGGAGCGTAGGTCTTTTAGCCGATTCCGGCTTTAAAAACGTCCTCTCTCCGATAGCATTTGAGAATTTTAACGTGGGTCTCGGACTGGCAAAAGTAATCGGCCAAGATTACGTCGTCCGCCTCCCTCAGTCCAATCTATCGACTACTGTCATAAGCGCCGATTTGGTCACTGGCAACGTGATCAATGTCAGCATCAATGGAGTAGCTTTAGCTCCTATTACGTTTGCAACCTCTAGCGCTGCAACGATGAACGCTATCGCAGCTGCGATCTTGGCTCAGCCTCACATTGCTTCTGCAGTCGTGAGCGATCCAAGCAACCATACCCTCACCGTGACAGCCACAGAGGGATTCACAGCCATTGTCAACTCGTTCGCAGTGACAGGCGGTGCATCGCAAGCCACAGCCGCTATAACAAACACCACGCAGGACACCTTCTACGGAGTCGGCGCAAGAACTCAAAATAAACCGAACCCATTGAACCAGCTCGGTTCTTTCGGAAATCCGATTTATTTCCAGGGAGACTGCGTATCTCTGCTTACTAGAGGGCGCATCTATGTGGCGGCAGAACAGAACCTGACAAGCGACAGCCCGGTTTACTGGAGATTCGCAGCCAATGGACTTCTGCTTCCAGGCGGATTCCGTGCGGATTCAGACGGCGGAAGAGCTATTGCGCTTCCAACTGCTCGATACACGGTCGGAGCTACTGCAGGCGCTGTTGCAACGTTAGAAATCAACTTGCCGAACTAAGGAGAAGGTAAAATGGATAAAATTGTTAGCGTCAATCTCGACTCGGCAGAGACAGCGTTCTTTGCGCGCGAGCTCGAGTACATAAAATCAAAATCGTACGATATTGAGTTCCCTCCCCTCAAAGCCATCAAGCTAATTCCAGTTAGCACAGAGGCCGGCCCGGGTGCGGAATCGATCACGTACCAATCATTTGAAGAAACCGGTCTTGCCCGGATCATTTCGAGCTATGCCGACGACTTCCCCCGCTGCGATATCCGCGGTAAGGAATTCATCACTCCAGTGAAATCCATTGGAGCTAGTTATGGCTATTCGATGCAGGAGATCAGAGCTGCGATGTTTGTAGGCCGAAGCCTCACACAGCGTCAAGCCAATGCCACTCGAAGAGCCAACGACCAAAAGGTAAACAGGCTTGCTTGGTTTGGAGACAATACCGCCAATATTTTGGGTCTGACCAATAACCCTAATATCCCTGCGGCTTCCGTACCTGCCGATGGCACTGGCGGTTCTACCCTTTGGACGACAAAAACGCCGGATCAAATCTTGCGCGATATGAACCAATTGTCAAACGGCATCGTAGCCCTTACGAACGGGGTTGAAATGCCTAACACATTGATCCTTCCTATCGATCAATACACTTTGATCTCTTCAACTCCTCGTTCAGCTAACAGCGATACGACGATTTTGGAGTATTTCATTCAGAACAACCCATTCATCACGACTGTGGACTGGGTTCCTGAATTGAAAGGAGCAGGCCCCGGAGGCGTAGACATCATGATCGCTTACGAGAAGAATCCCGATAAGCTCACGATGGAGATTCCAATGCCGTTTACTCAATATCCGCCTCAAGAACGCGGACTTGAGTTCATCATCAACTGCGAATCTCGCTACGGCGGAATCATAATCTACTATCCGCTTTCACTGTCCATCGGGGAGGGAATCTAATGGCTTTAGTCAAGTACAACGGTAAGAACGTCTACTATTGTAACTTCACCAGCCGCCTGATGCCAGGGATCAACGAGATTCCGGAGGGCGAACTCAAAGCCCTCCTCCTCCACCCTTTGTTCCAGCATAGGGTCGAAGAAGGGATCATCGTCATCATTCCTGAATCCCAGGACAAAGAAGCGGACGGGAAGAAGTCGGTTAAGGAGATGATGAAACTCATCCCTCAAATTTACGACCACGCCTATCTGAATCGGATCATCGATGAAGACGGCCGAGACAAGGTCGTGGACGCAGCTAAAAAACAGCTTCATAAAATTTCCCATCAAGCGGAGGAAGAGGAAAATGAGCATTTCGGATCCAATACCAAGTCAAACGATAATTGATACGTTGTTTGTCATTGCGCCTCAGTTCTATACGACCGACCCAGCGAAGCTGGCCAACTACAATACCATGATTGGTTTGTTGAGATGCCAGGTTAATGAGCGGGTCTTATCTTGCTGCGGCGTTTTGGCCTACGTTTATCTTTTGGCTCATTGGCTCCAATTGCAAACAAGCCCTCAAACCGGAGTCGCTACTAATCTTAGCGAAGGAGAGCTTTCCATTGGATTGGCCATCTCGCCGGATTCGTCGATTTTGGACGCTACCCAATATGGCAGGCTGTACAAGGACTTAATCAAGAGAACCGTCATCGGTTCGACTGTAACAAACCTACCCCCTAATTTTGCGGTGATCAATGCGTGCTGTTGTCAAGGATAAGGATCTAGGCTTCGAGGAAATCCAAAGGCAGGTTTCTCTGCTGGACGGCTCCTATGTCAAAGTCGGTTTCCAAGAAGGAACCGTGACTAAAGCTCAGGTGAAGGGGCAGCGGAAGCAGACTGCCGGACTTTCAATTCCTCAGATAGCAGCAGAAAATGAATTCGGGACGAAAACCATCCCGGCCAGACCGTTCATGTCTACTAGTTTCGATGAGAACAAGGCATTGATCAACAAGGCGATTCAAGGAGAATACAATAAGATTTTAGACGGACAAAGAACGACGGAGCAATCTCTGGGCCTGATAGGGCAGCTGATGACCAAGCTTATCGTGCAAAAAATCCGCGCCATTGTTTCTCCCCCAAATTCCCCAAGGACTATTGCCATTAAAAAGAGCTCCAAGCCTTTGATCGACTTCGGCCAGATGGTTCAGTCGGTCCGCTATAAGGCGGTGCTCAAATGACGTCGCCGTTCGAGATCTTCCGCTCGCCGGTCACGCTTCGCCGCTTTCAAAGCGGAGGCTATACCAATGGACGCTGGAGCGACGGCTCTTACACAGATACTCAAATAACATCCAGCATCCAGCCCATGAAGGGCGAAGAAATGCAGGAGCTGCCGGAAGCTAGAAGGGATTCGGAAGGCTATAAGCTTTTTACTTCCGCTGTCATCAATACGGTGGCGGCTCTGAACCCGGATCTCGTTCTTTTCTTCGGGAAGACTTTTGAAGTGGTTCAGGTCTTTCCATGGCAGAATGCCCCTGCAATGGGTCTGGTAAACCATTATAAATACATAGTTTTGCGACTGGAGGATCAATAATGAAAGCAAAAATCATCTCGGAAACGGACTATTCGATTCTGGAATCCAGATTGAATGAGTTTCTAAAGGAAATCAAGGATAACGCATGGCGTCTTTTAGATATTAAATACGACACATTCTATGTGCTGAATATGGAAATGGAGGGGCATCAGCTCCACTCGGTTCTTGTCTTATACGGAGAGAGGAAGAATGCCGCTTGATTTTGAGACGGTAAAGACCAATTTGTATGCCTGGGCATTGGCCAATTCTCCCGGCTGTTCGGTTATTTTCTTGAATGAAAATGCTCCGCGCCCGGCGCAGCCGTATGTGACTTTATTGCTCAGCCCCTTGAATCAAATCGGCGAGGACTACACTCCAAGGGCTGATGCTGCTGGATTGGCCGATATGGTCGGAGACCGGGAATTCACTCTGCAAATTCAAACCTACGGCGGCGACTGCATTACCCGCCTTGAAAACTTGAGAAGCAGCCTGCAGAAGCAAACCGTTCTCGACTCTCTAAGAGCCAATGGAATCGTTTTTGTGAACCATTTCGGCATTAACGACACTACAGAGCTTTTGGACTCGCGGTTTGAAAAACGAGCTGCCATGGATGTCCTGTTTAGAATCGGACAAGACTACCAAGACAATTTAGGTCTGATTGAGACCGTGGAAGTA